CTCAACTAAAGAGGATAAAATAAAATGTCAAACATAGTGACAAGTACAGCAAAGAAGCTCGTAGAGCGAGTTTGCGACAGACTGAAGTCTGATGTTGCTAAAGTCTGGGTGTACTCTGTGTATTACATCACAACCGCTGCTAGTGTGGTAACCCTTGCTATAATTTATGGTGCAGATATTATGAATTTGCTCCTTAATTTGTTAGTGGGTGCTGCATAGTGGAGGTGGGACGTTGTCTACTATCAGCAATCGTGATAGTGAATTTGTGTCCAGTTATTTGGCGCATCTTCAAATTGACAATACAGGGATAATTGAACGAAAGCTGAAACCGAAAGTGTGGAAAGAGACTTTACCACTAGCAAGAAAGCTCTTGCGCACGACGAGTTTACCGTCCGGTTTGGAACAGCAGGAAATGAAATATCTTGAACGAGTCGAGTGGCCCAAGAGTATATATAAGTGGGCTCTTCTTAAAGAAGGGGTTGCTTTATATACACAAATTCCTATTGGTGATGAATTGAAACTAAATTATTTAGATCAATTCTCTCACCCTTATCGAGTTGCCTCGGTTCATAAAAGCGACATGACTTTGGAAAGGAATCGACGTAGTTTAAGTAAAGGTAATTCACTCCCAAATGGTGGATCCAAGCGGGACAATTTGCCTGAGATTAAACAGTACGTAGAGGAAAAGATAAAACCTAACCCAATCCTCGATGTCATGTATAGCATCATGCCTGGTGTACGAACCCAACAATCTCACCCTGATGATCCAAAAGTCAGGCTTGTTTTCGGGACTCCCGGTAGTTACTGGTACCTGGAATGTGAGTGGATTGATGACGCGATAACGCAAACGATACAAAATGTGGACACCTCTAATAACATATTCGTATTCTACACGGAGCCTAGTAAGCTTCAAGAGTGGGTACGTAGTAATGGTGGAGGCGTGTATCAATGGGCTAATTTAGATGCTACCAATTTTGATAGCAGTGTGACTGCATCTGAGATTAGGCAGATGGTCCAGTACTTTGCGCCTGGTTATGAGTTTAACGACTTAATCAGTGAGTACCTAATTCATGCTAGCCTAGTTATGCCGGAAGGCGACGTATCGCGAGATGGAGGTATGCCATCTGGAAGTAAATCAACTAATTTGTTCGATGGATTTTGTAATGTTCTAGATATTCTAGAATCATTAGCACGATACAAACTTGACAGATATGTTGAATGTATTTGTGTCAATGGAGATGACATTTCCGTTGGATTGAGCACGAAGTTGACTCCAGAAAACATCGAGAAGGTTGGCAATGCCAGCCGTCGGAACATCCATCCAGATAAATCTGTCTTATCTGATTATGTATGGAATTCGAAGTGGTATGTAGATGAGAATCTCATGACTCGTCCTGTATTCAGAGTTTTGAACAATATCATGTTCAGCGAACGCATGAAATCGTCGATATATGGCTCGAAAGAGTATATTGAGTTATCGGTCGCACAACAACTCAGTGATATTGAAAATCATCCCTTTGGGACTGAAATTATTCGAAGTATTGCTGGTTTGACTAAATATCATATCAGTTCAATGCCGGATGAGCAGCTGCGACCAGCTGCGGAAGCATACATTAATGCGCACTCCTGGAAGGAGGACGAAGACGTAGACAGTATGCTATCCAAAATAAGACAGTCCGTCTACGCACAGGAGGGATCCTAA